CCTACTTAGTGTGGTTCAGGTAAACGACAAGGTGTCTATTGACGCCGGATTCCAGATCGATGCCCAGAGAACCTACACGATTGCCTCTGTTACCCCAAAGTGGTTTGAAGTGGTCAGCACAGAACCCCTAGTTAATGAGACGGCAATCCAGCCAGGGGCGTCCGGTATAGCCTTCTACTCCCAGATGAAGAGGTTTGTTCGCTTGGAGACCGATCAGGACGCCAAGGTTTACTTCAATGGCTCTACGGACGAGCACCAAATCATTCAGCCTTGGGCTGCGGCAGACCCAGAACAGACGGGATGGCTAGAGCGTTGCGGCCCAATCTGGAACGCTACGGTTTACAATCGCTCTCTTACCCCGATGACGGTCACCCTATTTTCAGTAGAATAAGGAGTAGTAAATGGCTAAGAAGGAAAGACCCATCATAAAGAAGGAGGTCAAGATCTACGCCGCAGATCCGAACAATACGGATCTAACTGCTCTTAAGCAGACGGAAGAGAAGACCCCTTACCAGAGCGATATCCTCAAGAGCATCATGAATGCACTTCAGGATACCGACGACAAAATTCAACGTTTGGGCTTTGAGCGCGACCCAACTCAAAACAACGAGTTTGCCGCCATTTACCGCCAGAAGATACGCCTCATCCCAGACACCATCCTTAAGCGTATCGCTATTCAGGATGACCTTGTAGCTTCCATCGTCAACGCCAGATCCAACCACATTTCCGCTTTCGGTCGCCCTCGCCCAGACCGCTTCTCTCTAGGATTTGCGGTAGACATCAAGCCCGAAATCATCGAGCGCGCCACCTCTGAGCAAAAGGAAGAGCTATACAAGCGTATCTCGGCATTTGAGAAGCGCTTCTTAGACTGCGGTAGCACTGAGGGCTATTCCTCCCAGGAGCGGCTAACTCTTCCCCGTTTCTTGGCCATGCAGACCCGAAACGCGATGGTGGTGGGTCGCTTTGCCACAGAATTCGTGTGGACTATCAATAAGAGCGGGGACAAGGAATTCCATTCCTTCCGCCCCATCGACGGCGGAACTATCTATCGCGCCGCACCATACAAGGGCCAGGCTGAGCAAGTCCGCAAGATGGCTAAGCGTCTCATGGAACAGATGCTTAACAAGAAGTTCAAGGAAGAGCAACTCGATAACCTAGACCAAGAGTATCCGTGGGTACAGGTTATTGAGGGTAAGCCCGTCCAGGCGTTTACTTCCAAGGAAATGTATGTCCATAACTGCTATCCAGTTACGGACGTTGAACTCCAGGGTTATCCCCTCACACCGCTAGATACGGTTATTGCTGCCGTCACGACCCACATTAACATCACCTCACACAACAAGCTCTTCTTCCAGTCTGGTCGCGCCGCCAAGGGGATGTTGGTTATCCAGTCTGAGGACTTGGATCCCCAGGCAGTAGATCGTATCCGCCAGCAGTTCATGGCGAACATCAACAACGTTAACAACTCCTGGCGTATGCCGGTGTTCAGTATTGGTAAGGACGACACCGTAAACTTCCAGACCATGGAATCGCAGACTAGGGACATGGAATTCCAGTATCTCAGCGATACCAACGCTCGTGTTATTCTATCCGCCTTCCAGATGTCTCCAGAAGAACTTCCTGGCTACGCCCATCTTTCACGCGGCACGAATAACCAAGCTCTTTCGGAATCGAACAAGGAATATCAGCTAGAAGCCCACCGCGATACTGGTATTCGCCCCTTGCTCGCTCACTTCGAAGACTTCTTTAATCAGGTGGCCTTCCCCATAATGGACGATGAATTATCCAAGCTATGTTCCATCAAGCTTGTGGGATTGGATGCCGATACGGCAGAAAAAGAAGCGGTACGAATTTCCACAGATGCCCAGTTGCACATGAATTACGACGAAATCCTGGGTAAGGTTGAAAAGGATCCGATCGGCAAGGAGTGGGGTGGCGAATTCTCACTTAACCCCGCTTTCCAGGCCGTACTAGATAAGTATGTACCGGTCGGACAAATCGTGGAAAAGTTCTTTGGTCGCAAGGGTGCCTCCAAGGATCCGAATCTCCAGTATGTGCGTGACCCTTTCTATTTCCAGTGGTTGCAGCTTCAGTTGCAAATGCAGCAGATGCAAATGCAGCAACAACAGTTACAGATGGAAGCCCAGCAGCAAGCTGCCGGTGGCACACCTCCACAAGAGGGCGGTGCTCCTCCTGAAGGCGGCGGTGACGCTGGAGGTGCTCCAGCAGAAGGCGGCGAGCCCGCCCCTCAACAGGGTGGACAGCCACAAGAGCCGCAGCAAGGACAAGAAACGCAGAAGGGTGAAGGAGATCTATCCTCTGGAATCGATCAGTTGCTTGCGACCCTAGGCAAGAGTGAGGCCCAGTTACCTCCCTCTAAGCGTAGACTTCTCGTCCAGCAGAAGAAGATGATCAAGGGCATTATGGATGATTTCGAGGCAGACGCCAAAAAGGCTATGGATAGCATCCTTGATATTGGAGACAAATTCGCGCCGAAGAAGTAAGAGGGCTCAATGGCCAATATATTTCGCTTAGGTCGTGGGGCCGTTAGGAAGGTTAACGCCCATGTGGATCAGATCTTCAATGCCGCCAAGGCAAGACTTCTTGGGCCCTACGGAGCCAAGGATATCAGAGTCCACTATACCCGCGAACTATCGTTGCCGGGTCTCTTCGAAGCCGGGGCAATGGAAGAAGGTGTACGCCCAGACTTGGACGTACTTAAGTCCTTACTGGACATTGCCGGTGGTTATATCGATGCCGTACAAGAGCGCACGAAGGCTCGTATTGTCAATGAGATAAACTCCGTCTTAGGCCAAGCTCGCCACGGTGGTCTTTCCCGCGATGACTATAACGATCTCCTCAAGATGAAGCTGAGTGAGGTCTTTGGTGACGTAACCCAGCACATCCACGCCATAGTAGACACCGAGGCTACCCGTGTCAAGAACATCTCTGTTCTGGACGGCATCATCGGTTCTAACCTCTCATCGGACGTATCCGATCCTGTAGTCTTCTTCGTTGTGGTTCGTGACGGCGATCTCTGTGGGGAGTGCAAGCGCTTACACCTAATGCCTGATGGTATAACCCCTCGCTTGTGGTATCTCAGCGAGTGCGGCCATGGCTACCACAAGAAGGGCGAGAGCGATCCCAAGATCGGCGGATTACACCCACATTGCCGTTGCACACTGGTCACCCTCATGCCAGGTTTCGGATTTAGTTCCGAAGGCAAAATCATGTTCATTAAGCGTGGGCACCTTGAGCTACCTGTCCAGCGCGGAGAAGGAGAGCTTAAGAAGACCGAGCCCTTCGACCCGAAAGACCATCCCCGTGATCCCGAGACGGGCGAGTTCACCCCTCAGATCGGTGCTGATGAGATGTTGCCCTCCGATCCTGACGAGCGAGAAAAGGAAATAGCCGATAGGGACGCATGGGAAAGATACGAAGAGTCTTTAGTTGATCACGTTGCGGTCAAGAAGCAGCAGATCATCAATATTCGTGAAGAGGTAGAGGATGGATTACTACAACCCAACTCTCAAGCAATAGAGAAAGAAGCTCGCCGCCGAGGGGTTTGGTCCGAAAATCCAGCAGAACAAGAAGCGACTATTAGAGCCATCCTTGGATTGTCTAAGGGGGAGGCGATACAGCATCATATTCGAAGTGCTCGCCCCGCATCAGAAGTACGGATCCCCTTGGCTCGTAGAATCAGGAACCAGGCTAGGGTTGAGCACAATCTCCATGGTGATCCTCCACCCGATAATGAAAATTGGCCACTACCGAATGTCAATAACCTAAACCAACTATTGAGGGCTGCAAAGAACAAGACAGACTCCTGGGGTGGACAGGCTCTTAGATATGCGATCCACCGGATCGAGCACGTTAAGGATTACGAAACGCCTGCTGGAGCAAAAGAGGCCGATAAGCTCTTTACAAAAAACGAGGAAGAAACAAGAGATAGGAAGGGGGCATACGTCGATCCTTACGGTCTGTACCCTATTTATAACCTTCGCTCGTTTGTGGCTGACAATCCACACGTCATTGGCGAACTCGTTGATGGACAAAAGCGTCTTCACGCCGCCTTGCTCCCGCACGCAATAATGATTGGAAACAAACCCCACGTTGCCCTTGTCCGTCGTTACCCTCATCCAGAAAAGCAGCCCGAATCCGTCTTAGCTAGTTATTCTGATTCTTCGACCCCTGACGGTGCAGGAAGCGGAGGCGTAAGCTTAACCCACCCATTCTATCACTTTGTCCCGCTAGAAAATATTTGGCATTCTTACGACTTTGGTGACGCAGAAGCCCACATTGTAGCAAGACGCACCGCTCAGAGCGAGTTCTTGGTGAGCCCACACCAAATGGTGGACGCTCGACCCGAAGACTTACGCAAACTCTTTAGCGCGGCTCCGAAGGCGACAGTGACAGAGGTTGGACAATTGCCGGAACACTTCAGACTTCCGGCTCCGTTATTCAGGGGCGGTCCTACTCCTAAGAGGTTTGACAAGATCTCTGCCGGGGCCATCATTTACGCCAAAGATACTGGCCGTTTCCTTATTGGACACAGGAGTAAAGAAGTAGATGACCCGGGCACTTGGGGTACATGGGGCGGTCAAATCCACCCCAACGAAGACCCCCTCAAGGGAGCCCATCGGGAATTCAAGGAAGAATCCCAGTATGAGGGGGCTATTTCTTTACATCCAATCTTGTCTGTATCTGGGAAGGATAAAGTCCATAAAACCAAAGTGTACCATAACTTT